GTAAAGAATCAGAATACTATGATACTACTGTATCCTATGAGAAATTTAATTTCAAGCGCATTGATAAATTATCTTCTCGGCATATAAAAGGTGTGCTGACTAGCGGACATAAATACGAAATACGAACGAAGGAAGAGTTTAATTACAAAATTAAAAAGGTGAAATGATGGGAATGTTAAAGGCGCTCCCGCTAATGATCGCATTAGCAATGGGCGGATATATGTATCACAATTACGTGGTTATGGAAAAGGATAAGATCATCGCTCAATTAGAGACAAACTATGAGCGAGCAAGAAATAATGTAATTCGATTAGAAACAGCATTGGAAGTTTCAGAAGAAAGTCGAATTCGTACCGAAGAAAATGCAGCGCGACAGCAACAAGCAATCGGACAGTTGACTGAAAAGAATAGCGAACTCGCTCGAGTTCGAGACGATTATCTCCAAGTGTTTAAGAGTCACGACCTAACAAACCTTGCTAGAGTAAAACCTGGATTGATCGAACCTCGTATAAACCGAGGAACGAAGAAAGTATTTGAGTCGATAGAAAATGATAGTCGGGAGGTGCAAGATGCGGGTTCTTAGTATTGCTTTACTCAGTTTGATGACAGGTTGTTCTTTGTTGCAACCACAACCAATAGTTCAACCAGAACCAATCATCAAGACTGTAACGAAAGTTGTTCCTCTGGAAATTTATCAACCACCGTTGCCAACAGAAATAACTCTCTCAGAGGTTGACTTCTTTGTGATTACCGAGAATAATCTAGAAGAACAGATTGAGAGACTCGAGAAACTTCAGGGCGGATCATTTGTTATCTTCGCCATGACTCCTCAAACGTATGAGAATATGGCATACAACCTTCAAGAGATTCGACGATACATAGGACAACAAAAAGAAATTATCATCTATTATCGCGAAGCAACACAAGACGAAGATGACAACACGACTTCTGAAGATTGGATCGAAAGAAATAGTCAAAAGATTGAAATACAACAAAGTCAAGATTGAATATCAGGTACATATAGTGTACTATTGATGTTCTCTTGAAATGACACGTGAGTGATAAAATGGCAATAAGAATTAATAGAGCGCGCGATGCGCTCCTCACCGACTACGCTGTTGGTATGCTTAAAGACTTCTACTTATTAGAAAGCGAATCTTCTCCCCAAGAGGCATATAAGCGAGCGAGCATTGCATGGGCGAAGTACAAAGGAGAGTTAGACGAAGGTTTATCTGAGAGACTCTACGAGTACGTTTCGAAGAAATGGTTTATGTTCGCCTCACCTGTGCTTTCGAATGCACCTATAGGTGACACCAAGAAGAAAGGTCTACCAATCTCTTGTTTCTTAACATATGTCCCAGATACTGTCGAAGGGTTAATTAACCACTCTTCGGAATTGCGTTGGTTGTCGATCTTCGGCGGCGGTGTCGGCGGTCACTGGAGTGATGTTCGAACGGTCTCTGACGTCGCTCCTGGACCTATCCCGTTCCTCCATACCGTTGACGCGGATATGATTGCATACCGCCAAGGCAAAACTCGAAAGGGTTCGTACGCCGCTTATCTAGACGTATCACACCCCGACATTATGGAATTCCTTAACATGAGGATTCCGACCGGAGACGTTCAAAGAAAGGCATTAAATCTGCATAATGCGATCAATTTATCAGATGAATTTATGCAGGCAGTCATCGATAATAAAGAATTCGATTTACGAGACCCGAAAGACGACGCGGTTAAGGAATCAATCAATGCGCGTAAATTGTGGGAGAGAATCATTGAGATTCGTTTCCGCACCGGCGAACCTTATCTGAACTTTATTGATACCGCCAATAGAGATCTGCCACAACACTTAAAAGATCTAGGATTGAAGATTAATGGATCTAACCTTTGTAATGAAATCCACTTACCCACGAACGAGGATCGGACTGCGGTATGCTGCCTCTCGTCATTAAACTTGGAGTATTACGATGAATGGAAGGAAACAAATATTGTTCGGGATCTTATTAGGATGCTCGATAACGTACTTGAGTTCTTTATTGAGCACGCACCTGACGCAATCGAACGTGCCCGATATTCCGCAATTCGCGAGCGGTCAATCGGACTGGGTGCGATGGGGTTCCACTCTCTCCTCCAAAAACATGGAGTTGCATGGGAATCTCACAAAGCGAGTGAAATTAATACAGTTGTATTTGGACACATCCAATCTGAAGCAGTCAAGGAAACAGAACTGCTCGCAAAAGAGAGAGGTGAATGCCCTGATGGTGTTGGTTTTGGAAGAAGAAACTCCCATCTTATGGCGATTGCCCCTAATGCTTCCAGTGGAGTCATCCTGTCTACTAGTCCATCAATCGAACCATTAAAGGCAAATGCATATACACATAGAACAAGGGCAGGATCTTTCCTTGTAAAGAATCAACACTTGCAAAAATTACTCGAAACTAAAGGTGAAAGTAATGAATCGAATTGGACTTCGATCATAACAAACAAGGGTTCGGTTCAGCACCTACCATTCCTGACGGAAGGTGAGAAAGCAATCTTTAAGACGGCACAAGAACTCGATCAGAATTGGGTCGTCCAGCATGCAGCAGATCGACAACAGTTTATCTGCCAAGGGCAGTCGGTCAACCTATTCTTCCCTGCAGGTTCTGATAAGGCATATGTGAATAAGGTCCACTTGAAGGCATGGCAAGGCGGTCTCAAAGGTCTCTATTATCTTCGTACCGAGTCTAAGTCGCGTGCGGAAAACATCTCTGAGAAGGTCGAGAGGGTTGCGCTGCAGGACGATCAAAGAACTATCGTATATGGTAAGGCGAATTGCCCATATTGTCAGTTAGCGAAGGACGAGTTGACTCTCCAAGGTATGCCATTCGACTATATTGACCTCGAAGAAATCGGTAAATCTGCCGCCGAAGTGACGGGCAGAAAGGTTAAAACAGTTCCGCAAATATACCTCTCCGGAACCTATATTGGGGGTTATGATCAACTCATGAATTATCTAAATACCTCTCCCAAAACAGAAACCGAAGACGACGAATGTCGTGCATGCGAAGGATAAAAACTCTATGTCACTTTTAAAATTTTCAGAAACATATAAGCCGTTCAAGTATCCATGGGCGGTCGATCTCGCTAAGAAACATGAAGAGATCCATTGGATTGAAGATGAAGCAGAATTGAGCGAGGATGTACAGGATTGGAAAACAAAATTAAGCGGAGATGAGAAAGAGTTCATTACTCAAGTTCTTCGTCTCTTCACACAGTCAGACGTTCAGGTCGGAGAGAACTACCACGAACTGCTGATCCCACGTTTTAAAAATAATGAAGTGCGTAATATGCTCTCTTCATTCGCCTCCCGAGAGGCGGTGCACCAGCGCGCATATGCATTGCTGAACGACACCCTAGGATTGCCGGACGAGGACTACCACAAGTTCCTCGAGTATAAAGAGATGGCAGATAAGATTGACTTCATGAAGGAAGGTGACTGCAATAGTCTTTCCGGACTGGCGCTCGCACTCTCTCAATCCGTATTCAACGAAGGACTGTCGGTGTTTGCATCGTTTGTGATGCTTCTTAACTTCCAGCGTTTCGGTAAGATGAAAGGCATGGGAACAATCGTCGAGTGGTCTATCCGCGACGAAACTCTACACGTACAAGGCAACGCCAAGACGTTCCGAACTCTTTGTGACGAGCATCCACGTATCGTAAATGATGAACTTAAATCTAAGATATATAAGATGGCAAAGGATGCAGTTGCACTTGAAGATAAGTTCATTGATCTAGCATTTAATGGGAACGAAGTACAGGGTCTGACAAAGCAAGAAGTTAGAGACTATATTCGTCACATTGCTGATCGACGTCTACTCCAATTGGGACTGAAACCAAAATTTAATCAAAAGGATAATCCACTTCCGTGGTTAGACTGGGTGTTAAACGGTGCGTCTCATGATAATTTCTTCGAGAAGCGAGTCACCGAATACTCAGTTGTTAGCATGGAAGGCGATTGGGGTTGGGGAGAAATTGCTTGCTAGAGTACGAATACGAACATGAGTGTCCTGTCTGCGATACGACAGTGACACTTGTTGTTTTCGACTGCGAAGAACCACCTACACATTGCCCTATGTGCGGTTCTCCTAGTGATACGCAGTGGGAAAACTGATGTATGACGTGGTACTATAACAACGAAGTCTTCGAACCGACCGAAGAGTTTTTAAACGATTATGTCGGGTTCGTCTACTGTATCACAGATCAATCGGGAAAGAAGTATATCGGAAAGAAATTCTTCTGGTCTGTCCGAAGACTCCCACCTCTCAAGGGTATGAAGCGAAAAAGAATCAAAAAGTCTCAGTCTGATTGGATGAAATACTACGGGTCCAACGAGGAACTCAAATTACTTGTTGAAACTAACGGTCCAGAATCATATACTAGAGAGATACTAAGGTTGTGTGAGACAAAGGGGCAATGTTCCTATTACGAAACAAAGGAACAGTTCGATAGAGGAGTTCTTTTGTCGAACGATTATTACAACGAATTTATTGGGTGTAAAATACACTCAAAACATTTAGGAAATTTGAACGGTGATTAGTGAAGAATACAAATGCATTTTTGTGCACGCAAACAAATGCGGTGGTTCTTCTATAGAGAAAACGATATGGAATGTTCCAGCGAATCGAGGAGGCGCTGATCACCGATTTCCTGCGGACTATGTCGACCAGTTGGGTTTAGAGACTTGGGAAGATTATCTCACCTTCGGATTCACGCGTAATCCATGGGCGCGAATGGTGAGTATCTATCATGGTCGAACGCAACTTAGAGGTAAGAGATTACCAGACTTCGACAAGTGGATTCGAAAAGAAACAGCAGTCCCTCATCCTACCGGAAACCTGAGAAGAAAGGATAATAAAATTGAGATCCGCACACAATATTCTTGGTTCCATTATAACGATACGCCATTAGACTTTATTGGTCGTGTTGAGACATATGTACAAGATTTCGAGAAAGTAAAGAAACTTGCCGGTTTACCCACAGAGATGAAGTTGACACATGAGAATGCCTCGAAGCATAATCATTACAGCACATATTACTCGGATGATACTCGCGATATGGTACACGAGTATTTTAGAAATGACGTAGAAACGTTTGGATATTCTTTCGAGAAATCTTAAAGTTAATATTTACTATATAATTGTAATAGCAAAAAATGATGGAGATCTATTGTAATGGCATTAACACATAAAAAGCAAGTGTTCGAAATACTTGATACGGCAATAAAGGCGAAGAACCGAGATGAAAGAATTAAAGTTCTACAAGAAAACGATATTATGCCTATCTTAGATATTCTAAGGGGAACATTTGACGAAGCAATCCAGTGGAACCTTCCCGAAGGAACTCCACCATACACCCCCAATGAAGAGCACTCAACACCTTCTACTCTTCTAAAGCAACACCTCAATTTTAAGTATTTCGTAAGTGGTCTACGAGAGTGTAGTAATCTCAGCAAGCCCAAGCGCGAAAAGATGTTCATTGATTTACTCGAGTCTGTGCATCCACGTGATGCCGAACTCGTTATATCGATGATTAACAAGAAGAGTCCTCACCGATACATTACTAAGAAATTAGTCCAAGAGGCATTTCCTAGTCTGATCCGTGAGTAAATTTTTGACAATTGTGAATTAAATTAACCAGAAGGAGGCACAACCATATTTGTAATGAGTCTATAATAACCAAGCAAACAAGGAGCGACCTATGGGAGCATTTTATCAGTTACAAAGACTGAAGAACGATTCGAAAGAACTTGGACATTATATTCACAAATTAGAAAAAAGGGGGAATGTCAATAAAGCACATAAACTTGCAAAGAAACAAGACTTTTTGCGTAGTGCTATATCTGACGTTGAATCTCGATTAAGGGGGTGATCCTATCTGGACCTGTCCCCTTTCGAGGGGACTTGTTCTTACTTTAAATATGGAAACCGTTTTTTATGCCAACATACAGTATACGAAATATTAATACCGGCGAAGAAAAAGAAACAATCATGTCTATCTCCGAAATGGAGAAGATGAAAGAGCAAGGTGAGTGGAAAGTTATCATTGGTGCGCCAAAAATAGTCACTCACGTTGGATCAGTACTGGGAAGAACTTCCGGAGACTGGAAAGACAAACTGAAACAAATCAAACAAAACTCAGGCGGCAATACTGGTCTCTCTTCTGAAAAGAAGAGAAAATATGGATTCGCAGATAATTCGATAAACGACTGATGAAAACTAAACAACCTCAAACTGCATCAATGAATATTCGCATTGATGACCTCAGCACAATTCAACCTATTACCGATAATCAGCAACTAGTTTTCGATGCGTGGAGGGACGGAGATCACCTCGCATTAATCGGAACTGCAGGTACAGGTAAAACCTTTTTGGGAATGTACCTTGCGTTAGAGGAGATTCTGGACCGTTCGACGTCGTCTGAGAAACTGATCATAGTACGCTCGGTTGTTCCGACGCGAGACGTTGGATACCTTCCAGGATCTCTCGAAGAAAAACTCGACGCGTTCACTGGTCCATACCGTTCCGCCGCAGCAGAGATGTTTGAAGACAATAAAGCATATGAGAAACTAATTCATAATGAGTTGCTTTCATTTGAATCTACTTCTTACATTCGCGGCATTACCTTTGATCACAGCATCATTTTGGTCGACGAGTGCCAGAATCTAAATTTCCACGAACTCGATTCAGTAATTACTCGAGTCGGGGAAGGGACAAAGATTATTTTCTCGGGCGACTATCGTCAAACTGACTTCAAGAGTGACAGAGATAAGAAAGGAATAAATACTTTTCTACAGATATTGGATCAGATGAAAGACTTCTCAGTTATAACATTCTCATGGGAGGATATTGTAAGAAGTGATTTTGTCCGAGACTATATAATGACAAAGGAGTTTATGGGACTATGAATAAAGAAAGAGTTTTCGAGCAACTTAAAATCGACGAGGGCGTGAAGTATGAAGTCTATCACGACCACCTTGGTTATCCAACATTCGGAGTCGGTCATCTAATCGTTAAGGATGATCCTGAACACGGCGAACCAGAAGGAACTGAGGTTTCAGAAGATCGCGTCTGGGAAGCATTTGAACGTGACCTGCGCGTTGCGGAATCAGAGTGCGTCGAATTATACAACAATAAGTTTATGATGTGGCCAGATGAAGTTCAAGAAATCTTGGTTAACATGATGTTCAATATGGGACGCACTAGACTTTCGAAGTTTAAAAACTTCCGCGCAGCACTCGAAGACAAAGATTGGAAACGTGCCGCAGTAGAAGGTCGTGACAGTCTCTGGTATGAGCAAGTAACAAACCGTGCCGAAAGATTAATGGTAAGGTTAGAACAAGTTTAAAGTTAAAGGAATGAGATAGACAATCATGGCAAAGTACACCCGTTATGATCCGCGCAACAAAAAGAAAAATCGTCAAAAAGATCAATACATGGATCGCTCTTCTAAGAAGAATAGAAAGATACAGTTCTATGAGACTGAGTTGATCGAGAGAGAAGAACTAAGGGTAGTTAATGATCATAGATAATCTTTTGCTGGGTGTTTTAGTGGTTGCACTAATATACACCCAATATAATCTTTTTGTAGTCAGGAAACAAGTCGAATATATACAAAGACGCCTAGACGAACTGAGAAACTAAACATGAAAGTCTTACTGTATCAAGTTTGCATCGGCAAAGCAGCAAACTCTAAACTCTACAAGCATTGTATCCAGAGCGTTGCAGACTATTGTGAGAAACACGGTTTCGATCATATCGTTCAACGTACACCGAAACTGTCTATCAAACCTAATGTATTTCGTACAAATCGAAGTAAAGAATCGTATGGGAAGCATGGCGGTTATTTACCGATCTACGAGAAAGAACAGGCATTTGCTTATCTTGGCGAATACGATCGTATCGCTATTATCGACGCTGACATTTATATCCGACCAGACTCCCCGAGCATCTTTGAAGAGTTCGGCGACGAGCATGCCTTCGGCGCTGTCAGTGAGCGCGAGATGCCAATTACAGCGCAATATAAAGGTAAGATCACCAATTACTCTGCGATGCAGTACAAGACTCTGCATCAACCCGCCAAAGGTGTCGATTTCAAACCGAATAATTTAGGTTTCGAATTCTACAACATGGGTATGATCTTATTAAATTGTGAGAAGTTCTTGCCGTACACCAAGGGTCAGACACCAAAGCAATTCATAGAACGCACAGAGTTCTCGGATTTCGTCGACGGTATGGGTGCTTGGAAATGGAGCACAGATCAGACTCTTCTGAATTACTTCTTAAAGAAACATCAAGTCCCGACAAAACACATGTCGGATAAGTGGAATGGATTATTCACCGCCAATACTAATATCCAAGACTGTCACTTCGTGCACTTCTTCTTAAAGGATAAACTTCCGGAAGCAGGTGAAAACGTAGAAAAATTAATGCAGGTAATCTCATGATCAAATCAATATTCGTGCACATCCCTAAGTGCGCGGGAATGACAATACGAAGAAGTCCACAACTCGCTAACAAGATCATCGTGGGTACTTGGGACAATCATGTGAGTCGTGATTACACTAGGGCAGTAAAAGCGAAGATGGATTCGATCGGAGACCATCATGGTTTCGAGCATGCAAGGTGGAGAGACTACAAGGCAGAACTTAGGACTATGAACAGTGCATTTGCTGTTGCGCGTAATCCGTGGGATCGAGTCGTCTCGCGATACTTCTTCGCCAAGAAGGTGACGGAAGTAGAGAAGAAAGAACCGGTTGGCAAACACAAGATTGATTCGTTCGAGCATTTTCTCGAGAGTCGTTTCGACTGGGGCGGTCAGAACTATATGTGGCACCGTGCTATCCGTGGTTGGTTTCCTACAACTGATCACGTCTGCGACGAAAACGGTAAACTCCGTTGTCATATGCTACGGTTCGAGAACCTCAACGAAGACCTCTGCTCTTACTTCAGTATCCCTACTATGTCTCGTGCTCGTAATGTTACCGGTTTGAACGAAGGGACTTACATGGACCTCTACACGCCGGAGACAATACAGATCGTTGCTGATTGGTATAAGTCAGACATTGATATGTTTGGTTTCGACTT